TATTTTATGACAATAGATTCAGGGTTTGTCCCGATATTTGCACTGTGACATTAAAAAATAAGTTCTTGTTGTTTGATTCTTGAATTTTGTTTCTACATTTGTAGCACGTTACAGATGTAGAAATAAGATAAAATAAAAAACAAGAATATAAAATATTAAGTGTCTTGTTTTTTGTTGATTCTTGTTCTTCATCATCTGTAACGGGGTTTTGGAGATTATCTGCAAAAAGACACAAATCGGATGGATATCCCCAAAAATCCATCCGATTTTTTTTTGTTACAGATTATGAAGCTACAATTAGGTAGAAATATTAACATAAGTCTTAGGCTTTTAGAACGGTGGTCAGATGATTTGCTGTTCATGGAATTGTATGCTTTATACTGTATGATAAAAATCTCCCGCCGGGATTCGAGAATAAGATTCAAAAACCAGAAAGATCTTCTTCATAAACTTGGAATCGGGTATTCGAAGTTCAAGAACATGACAGGACATCCGATGTTTAACGAACTGTTCCGTGTGACGGATAGTACGTTCGTTGCAAAAAGGTATCGTGTTAATGGCGTACAACTTACTCTCGGATGTGGAAAAGTGAGTCTTCCAAAGAATAGGATTTTAATTAAGATAAAGAAAAATGAAATAACAAACCATGAAAAAGTCCTTGACAGGATAAAAGAGGCGATGTTTGTTAATTTAGTCAGAAACAATGAGTCTGTACTGAACAGTGGAGAGACAAACTCTCAGGCGGATGTCGTAGACGGAAGCCACTCGTATTATGGATTAATTGATTCGACGATAAGTAATAAAACAATTGCCTTGTACTTGAATGTAGGACTAACAAAAGCGAAAGAGATTGTCGGTATGGCGATAAAAGACAAGCTCGTAAAAAGGTTCGAAAACGTACAATTTATAACATACGTAGATAATCCTCGTGCTTACATTGAAGCAAACGAACATAACTACCCAATAGGTAAGCTGATTCCGGTATATAGGCACGGAGCCGTTTTCTGGCAAATAGCAAATACCTGGACCTTGTATAAAAAAGGAGCAACAAACAGATGGTATTTTGGAGAGAAGGATATAGAGAAAGGAGAAAAAGAAAAAGTAGGTAAGAAAGACGATTTCAATTTCTTCTTAAAAGACAATACTCATATCCTACGTTTCCTGAACGCAGAAGAAGTTGTTTCCGAAGATGGCGAAATTCTTGGCATAGATCGTAAAAAGACAAAAGAAGAAGAAGCAAGGTCATTGGCTTCTGTTGTGGCTAAAGAAGCGCACAAAGACTTCTGGGACGGATATGAGCGAAGTACACAAAACCAGATTGTAAGAAAGTACTATCGCGCTATCATAGCAGAAGATAAGAAGCGAAGAATGGACATGTTCTTAAACTGTCTTAAACAATCATACGACAAGGTTAGTGGATGGAGTAAGGAGAAGGTAGCCACGGTAAAGGCAGGCATGGCTGATGCGGAAGCCTGCTGTGCTGAGGTGGGGACGTCCGTTGCCGGGGTCTGCGGTAGGGTAAGTAGGAGAATGAAATCCTATAACAATACCGATCCTGACAAAAAGGCAGGTTTTAATGAGGTACGGGATATGTATGCTGAGTTCGCCGGCGAGATGGCTAAAGCGGTGGGATCGGTAAGCGAAGACATCTATACGTATGTTAAGGCAGAACAGTTTAAGGAAAAGATAGAGAATATGGATATATCTATCCAATCATTACCTAATATCAGTACAACAGTAGATAAAGATAAAGAATTAGATGGAGAATCTGTATTCAAGGATATACCATTTGAAGAACTATCATTCTATAATGATACCTATCTATATCCTTCATCTCAGTATTCATCATTATAATGTTTGGTACTTGAGAGAGGGTCTGTTCTTAGTAGTCGCCGACAGAGCCGAAAAACGATAATCTCGTAGAACATCGACGGAAACACCCGTTAGCCACCACTATGCCATAACCATATCTATACGAAATCATATTACTGTCTGATCTAAAACTACTTATCCAACTTATTATTTCTTTTTAATCCTAATTAATTCATTTTATATTTTAGGTTTTATTTTATTTTCATACTTTTGTTTTGTAGAACAAAATCAGAAAAAAGATGGCTATAAGTTACGATAAAAAAATCATGGAGTGCGTTCTTCGTTCAGTTATGTCCGAAGGTAATGTCGCACAAGGAAAGGCTATTAAGTCTATTTGTAAGTCACCAAAACCGCTGTTTATAACCGGTAAAGGAGGAAGTGGAAAAACAACGTTCCTTAAGCGTATTATACCGGCATTAAAAAATGCGGTTGTTGTAGCTCCTACAGGTGTTGCTGCTGTTAATGCAGGTGGTCAAACCATTCATTCATTTTTTAGAATAGGAATGCAGCCGTATATACCTGAAATACGAAAAGGCGCGTTTATGGATAACTGCGAATATAAATTCAACGGAGGTTCGGAAAAGATTTTACAGAATATAAAGTATCTTATCATAGACGAGATTTCTATGGTTCGCCCTGATCTTCTTGACAACGTAGCTGATATACTTCGTCATGCAAGAGGAGACAAGGACCCGTTTGGCGGCGTGAAACTTATTATGGTAGGTGATTTATTTCAACTTCCGCCAGTAATTAAGGAGGATTTTTTTAGAGAAATATACGATACATCTTACTTCTTTAGCTCCAAGTCTCTAATGGCTTCTGGTATGGAAATGGTTTCTTTTGAAAAAATATACCGTCAGAAAGATGAGAAGTTTATTAGTGTCCTTAATAAGGTGCGTGAAGGGCAGATGGATGATGATGTATTTGATACAATAAACAGCAGATGTATTCAGTCTGATAATAATCAAGGATATGTTGAGATTGTAACTACCAACTCAAAAGCTACGGCTATTAACGAAATGAGAATATCATCGTTACCAGGCTCTTTAAGAAAATTAGAAGCTGTTATAAACGGTGATTATCCTAAAGATGCTCCGGTTGAAAAAACTCTTTTCTTGAAAGAAGGATCAAGAGTTATGATAACAAGAAACGGAGGAGAGTACTTCAATGGCTCTCTTGGTACTGTATTATCTATAAAAAAGGGGGAGATTGAAGTAGTCCTTGATAAACCGAAAGATGATGAGCATACTAAGGTTGTTATAACACCATGTTCGTTTGAGAAAGTAAAATACGTAAGAAACGGATATAAGATAGAATCTGAAGTAGTAGGAGCTATTATTCAGTATCCTATAAAAATAGGTTATTCTATCACGATTCATAAAGCCCAAGGCCTGACATTGGATGCGGCTATGATGGACGTATCTAATTCTTTTGAAACAGGACAGCTATATACGGCTCTTTCAAGAGTAAAGTCTCTTGATGGATTATATCTTCGTCAACCTATTCCTAAGACGGTAAAAACCAGCGATCAGGTGGTGATAAACTTCTATAAAAGGACTCTTGGTAATGGAGGTATTGTGAAACCGGTTCCAATGGAAGAGCTTGAAAAGTCAATGATTAATTTGTCAACCGGATCTGAAATAGATTTTGCAGAGTTTAATTTATAAAAAATATAGTTATGAAATTTGGAGAAGCTTTAGAAGAAGTAAAAAAAGGTGCGTTGATTGCACGTGCCGGATGGAATGGTAAAGGTATGTTCGTATTCCAGCGCCCGGAAGATTGGTTGTCCACTGATATGATAGTTAATAAAGTAAAGTCATTGCCGGATTCGTTAAAAAAATACGTAAACGATTATTATGACGTAACTGAAACCAACATGATTAAATTTTGCGCTTATCTGTGCATGAAAGATGCTAACGATAATATCGTAAACGGATGGTTAGCTTCGCAATCAGATATGTTGGCTGATGATTGGATGGTTGTTGGTTAAGATAACTTAGTTTATCACCGCTTTATTTTTTTTATAAATCAATTAATTATTCACTTTTAAAAATTACAGTTATGAAAACAAAAGAAGAAAAACAAAAGAAGTTTGTGACAGAATTTGATATAAATGGAGAAAAGTATGGTGGATATATTTATGCTACAACTTTTTCCGAAGCTGAAGATTTTGTTAGACAAAGAAAAGCAACAGAGAAAGTTGTAGGTGGTCCGTGTTTAGAACAAGAAGAAATTAATCGTCTTTATAACCATTCCTCTTAGAATTTTCAATAATCCTTGTTTGTTGGCATAACCTTGAGATGGTGATACTATAGTATATAAGTACCTAATAAGAATATGGCAAGAGTAGATAAAATATTTCAAGACAATTTGGCTCTTATAATGAGCCAGCCGTGGGAAGAGGTAAAGCGACCGGTCTACGGTGACGGGACAGGCGTCAAGGTGAAGCGTATCCTGCAAGTATGCAACCAGTACGATCTTCGTCGGGATTTTCCTCTTGGTTCGCTGAGACCTACTAATTTATGGAAGGCTATAGATGAGGTGATCTGGATATGGAGAAAGAGAAGTACTGATTTAAAAGATCTTCATTCTCATATCTGGGATCAGTGGGCTGATGATAATGGAAAGATAGAAGGATGTTATGGAGATATGGTGAACAGACATGTTTATATGGGTACCGGTAAAGCTCCAGAGGGTATGATAGACATCCATGATGGTCTTTACGGTTTTCTTAACCAAACAGACTTCATTCTTTGGTCACTCAAGAATGATCGTTCATCAAGAAGAATAGTAGCATCCATGTTCGATCCTGAAACCAATGGACTAAAACCTCTTCAAGAATGTGCGTTTCAGATTAATTTATCTGTTAAAGGAGATGAGCTGTATATGACGCTTTATCAGCGCAGCCAGGATGCTATTGTTGCCGGTCTATGGAACGTAGCACAGTACGCGGCGTTGATGATGATGTTTGCTCACGACGCAGGCCTGAAGCCGGCTATTTTTACGCACTTCATTCAAGATATGCACGTATATGACCGGCACGAAGAGCAGGCAAACGAACTCCTTTGTCGATCCCTCTTCGGCCCGGTTCCGCAGGTTACTATCTCGTCTCGTATGGAAGGGAAAGGATTTTATGATTTTGTAGCTGATGATTTTGAGGTATGGAATTATGAACCGAAGGAGCAAATCAAATTCGAAGTAGCAAAATGAAAATAAGCATAGACAGAAGAGCCAAAATGATTCCTATTATGGAAATCAGTTCCGGCGATGAAGTTAATATCGGAGGTTTTGATTATGTTGTTGAAAATATACTTCCATGTAGGAAAGGATCTTATTCAGATGCGTATGGAATTAGGTTGGTCATGTCTTCTTACAAGCATGGCCAACTTGTAAGAAAAGTAGATAGTGTTTTTTCTATCGATTCTATTTTAGTATTTCTCCCTAAAGGAGATTCTGTTGTAGTAGAGTGCTCTTATAGAGAACTTGAAGAATGTTTTCCTAAAATATAATGTAATGACAGGAGCAGAGAAATGTAACCGATGCGAGCAGTTTGGACCGAACGGTCTCACTGATTACCCATGTAAAAGGATTCCATCAAGGAACTGTCCTTGGTTTATTAAAATATCGGATAAGAAATATAAGAAGATTCTTGCCGATAGGGTGAAAAGAATTAAGGAGAATGAGGAACTTAAGCAGGAAATGATGAAAGATCAGGATCTTGTTGAAGAAGTGAAACAAAACACAAAAAGATTAATTCAATGAAAAAGAAAAATATAAAACCAGAAGAAGTGGAAGTCGTTATTCCTAAAGAAGTAGAAGCTATTAACATATGTGGAGATATCAATAGTTTTATAAAACATATTATATATGTCAGCTTGGATAAGGTGAGTAGTGATAGGGCGTTTGTTAATAACGATATTCTGTATATGGTTACATACGCATCTATAAAAGGTAAAAATATACCCGTTGGTGTATTAGCAAAACAAAAGGAAGCTAAAACAGAAGATATCGCTATGCCGTTTGAGGATATTGGAAGGGACGTAAATGTCGTGTATCCTATTGAAATAGGAAAGATGTTTAAAGGTTTTTACATCCTTAGCAACGGCGCTGTGGCTATTGATTACGAACTTACAGACAATGGAGGCTTTGAAAATGACGATAGCATTGGTAAAATCGACATGAATTTAAATTAGTGCGTTATGGTGTTATATATAGCAGCAGATCCAGGAAAAGATGGAGCCATAGCCTGCATCGATCAGGACAGCAAACTAATATCGAGAATCTCAACTCCAAGAATAGCAAATTCAGGACCGGTAGACTTGACTAAAGAATATATTTTTTGCCGGGATACGATCGTAGAAAACAATCCTGATAGGGTAGTGTTTGTCATAGAGGACGTCCACGCCCTGTACGGGGTCAGCACGTCCTCTACAGCTTCTCTCATGGAGAACAAAGGCCAACTGCATGGGCTGTTCCTATCCCTCTGTATGGCATTTTCGGACATAAGTTGCTCCGTTAATTTCATAGCCCCTAAAACATGGCAGAAATTAGTTTGGACGCATTCTGATAAGGTTATGGAAGCCAGTAAGGTAAATACTAAGAAAACGTCATTAGCTTGCGCTAAAAGGCTTTGGCCAAACGATACGTTTGTTAAAAATGAAAGATGTAAGACCGCTCATGACGGTATAGTTGACGCAATGCTGATAGCAGAAGCAGCAAGAAGAAGTATTTAATCTATTTTAAATCATTTTAAATCCAATTAATTCAAAATTAGATTTTAAAATAATACATTTGCAGTGTTAGATAGTCATAATCGTAAGTTTTAAAAAAAAATGAAAGTAAGAGTTCCTGGCATACTAATGAATGAGAAACTTTCAAGCATTTCAAAGATGTTTGATAAGGTCTTAAAGGATTGTGTCACATCGAATATAAAAATTACTTTATATTTTGATCATATCCGGATACAAGCCATGAACGAACGTATAACATATACGGATGATATTTTCGATGTGAATACTGATATTTCTTGTGACCAGAATTTTGCTATTTTAGTAGATGCCGGGACTCTTATTTCGTTTTTTAAAAATCATAACCAGGATATAGAGATAGAGATTAAAAACGATTACAGTATCGTTTTTAAATACGATAGAGGATCTTTTTCTTCTACTTGGATTGAGGATAAGGCTTTCCCTGATTTCTTTTATCCTGTAGGTGATGGCATTCGTGTTATGAGCTCATCTTTCATTCAGTCTATGAAAAGATCTTTTGCGTTTGTTGGATCGGATGAATTTAGACCGGCTATATGCTCGATTCTTCTTAATGTGAAGAAGGACTATATTGACATTGTTTCTACTGATATGTTCCGTCTGTTTATAAATAGGAAAGAGTATGCTAATGCGGTAGAAGAAAGGTCGATTATGCTAAGTGAGGTTGCAGCTTCCATCTTATACCGCTTTCTATCTGATAAAGATACGGAGATCAGTATTTCCACAGATGGCGTTAGGACGTTCTTATGCTTTGATAATGTGATTATATCGGATATGAACGTAGAACAACAGTATCCTAACTACGAATACGTATGTAACAAATTCGAGAAATCGTCAAGGGTTAAGTTCGACAGGGATTTGTTTATATCTGTTCTTAATTCTATGACTTTAGTGGATAATGTTGTTAATGTTAAGGTAGATGAAGAAAACGGTATAACGGTAATGTCTGAGGATTTTGGAAATAGAAAAAGGATAATGGAATCAATGCCTTTAAATGCGCTTGAAGGTCCGTGTTTTAATTTTTCTATCGGTAAGGAAAATATACTTTCATCCGTAAAATCTCTTATAAAAGGAGATACTGTTATGGATTGGTCTGATCAGTATAAGATGATAAAGATGTTCAATCCTAAATACGAATCAACATACGTCTTAAATCAAACATTGTATAATCTATAAACAATTAATAATATGGCTTTTAGAGAAAACAGAAGTTTTGGTACAACTTATTATTTGTATATTAATTCAGATGGTAACTTGTATGAAAAAAGTAACGAACCAAAAGAAGGTTTTGTTCAGCACATAAATCCTAATAGCGGTCAGCCGGCAGGATACTGGAAAGAGTATTATAATGGAATAGTTGGGTATATCAACTACATCGGGTTAAAGTCAAGTACTTTCTCTAATGGAAATACTGTTACTAATTTCCTTATCGTATTAAAAGATTACGAGCTTAATGAAAACTATTGTATTTCCATACCTCTCGTCAATCAAAAAGGAAATATCAAGGGCTTTGTTAAGAGCTTCGTAAAATACTACGAAAACATCGATTTCAGTCGTGAAATTTATTTCAATGTCTTTAAGAAGAAGAAAGATGACGAGTTTGGATCTTCGGAACTTATTATCGCATATGCCGGAGTAGACGGAGAAGAAGATCATCTTGTTGAACGTTTTTATAAAAAAGGCGTAAATGGTTGGCCTGACCCTGTTGAAGTTACAGGATTTGATGGCAAGAAAAGCCTCGATTATTCAGCTCAAAACAACTTTACTTATCAGAAGATTACTGAATATTCAAACAGGTTCAATGCTTCTATTAAAGACATCAGAGCCGGTATAATGGCTAAATTAGGTTTAGGAGGAAATACTCAGCAAGAGCCTACAGCTCCTCAGACTTATCCCCAGCAGCCGGCAGAGCCTCAACAGGTTCAACAACCTCAGTCTGTTCCGAGTGCTATTCCGTATCAGAATTACCAACAGCCTGCTCAACAGCCTGCTCAGTATCAGGCCCCGGCTCAGCCGGCTGCACCTGCCCCGGCACCTACCACAAGGAGCACTAAGCCTCAGCATCAGACGCAGCCGCAGCCGCAAGCGCAGATGCCGAACTTCCCTCCTATGGAAGAAGATGACCTTCCATTTTAATATAAACATCAGCCCAGGAGAATAACATCTCTTGGGCTTTTAAAGATTGTGTAGAATGATGGTAGAAATAGTTACAAGATTTCCCCTTATTAAACTTCGTAGGAAAGTGACAGAAGAAAGGATTATGGCGAAGCATGGGGATAAATTATGTATGATCTACTCAGAAACCAGAGAAAAATATAAGCAAGGAGATGAGTGGGTCGATGATCCTAATGATGCAGACATAAGTACTTTTCGTGAGTGCTATGAATCAACGAAGGACATAAAAAAAGAAGGTATTGTTTATTGTACTATAAAAATATGATCATGGACAAGTTAGAAGACATTGAAAGACTTCTTTCTGAAAAAGAAGATAACAAGAAGGATGCTGTTTCTGAAAAGAACAACAAACATAAAAAAGAAGATAAGGTCGTTAATAAAATACCTGAATCGTATTTGACTCCAGGTTATCAGAAGACTATTCAGGTAGGTATTAAGAAACTGTATCCTGATGTCGTTGCACCTGAATACAAACATGATGGTGATGCATGTTGTGATATTCGTGCATATAGAGTGGTGAAGATGGTGAATGACATGGGAGTGGAAATAGATGTTCCTTCCGATTTTGAATCAATCACCTTATATCAAGGTTATTCTGTTAGAATCGGAACCGGCTTCAAGTTGAATATCCCAGAAGGATGGTGTGTGAATGTGGAAGGAAGATCAGGATTCTCTTTTGACGAGGGGGTGGTAGTTACTAACGCGCCCGGTAAATGCGAATTTACTTACAAAGGAGAGTATATGGTCAATCTTACTAAAGTCAATAAAAAACCGACCGTAATCCATAAAAACGATCGAATAGCTCAGATGGAAATCGTTCCACAATACAAAATGGTATTGGAAGAAGTGACAGATATTGAGGTAGAAGACGGAAATGAACGTGGAGAAAAAGGTCTTGGTAGTTCTGGAGTTAAGTAATGTTTAAATATTTTGAAAATGAGCATGTTAGGTTTTACATTCATCACAGACAGCAAGCTGTCAATGTACAGGGAGAAAGCTATTAAATCCGAAAATCTTGCAAAAGAAATTGAGGAAATGCAGGATAAGGCTGATTTTTACAAGGAAAGGATTTCCGAACTTAAGTCAGATATCGCTTCAAAGGATAAAGAGATTTTATCTATTGGCAAAGATCTTTCTGAGTCTAAGGAAAAGATTGACGCCTTGAAGGAAAATCAGAAAAAGCTGATAAAAAGCGTCAAGAAGAAAACGGAAGAACTTGATGCGGCCAAGGCTGATCTTGACAAAGCTAAGTTCGATCTTGATGAGGCTAATTACAAAATCAGTAACTTGGAAGAAAAGAAAAACAGTATATCATTTGAATTAAAAAAGAAATCAAATGCATTGATTGAAGCCAGGATCAGAATCGGAGATTTGGAAAATGAGGTTTCGGTTGGAGCCAAGGCAATACAGGAGTTAGAATCGAAGTTGAAATTAATGCAAGTAGAATTAAGAGGCTACCAAATAGGTATAATTGGGAAAGATAAAAACAATGTCGCTGAGCCGGAATTGGATAAAGATGAGGAGTCAGATAAGGATGTGGCAGAACCAGAGAAGTCCGATGTTGTTCCTGATACGGATGTGATTCAGGAAGAAGCCGGTGATATTGTGGAGCCCAAAAACGAAGCTGAACGAGTAAAAGACACTAAAAAGAAGAAGAAAAAGAAATAATTTAATCCTTTTTATTCTTTAATGTTTGCCATATTGTATGTTAGTACTTAACTTTGCGTTGAGAGAGTTTTTAGGATAAATTATTGGTTAATATTTAGCTGTTATATGCAGGCGTCTGTGAAGGCTCCTGCATATTTTTAAGGTCCTGTAGCTTAGTGGTGAAAGCAAGATGCTCATAACATCGAGATCGTGGGTTCAAATCCCTCCGGGACCACTGTCCAATGGTGTAGCGGTAGCACAACAGATTTTGGTTCTGTTAGCGGAGGTTCGAATCCTCCTTGGATAACGATTAAGTTTTTGTGGAAATGTTAATTATCTGAATGTTTGCGGTGTGTGAACATAGCAAACATTAAATAGCCTGGTAGTTAAACGGATATAACAAAAGTTTCCTAAACTTTAGTTCCGGGTTCGACTCCCGGTTGGGCTACATGGCTTGTTGGATGAGTGGTTTAGTCAGGGATCTGCAAAATCTCGTAGGGCGGTTCGATTCCGCCACAAGCCTCTAAAAAAGTAAGACAATGAACTACCCAGAGCAACAAATTCTTAAGATCCTTAATAGGGATCTGTTAAGTAATCCGATGTATGTTATTAACAATCTTCATATATATGATTGGGAATCTGACTTCCTGGCCATAACAAGATCATTGTACGCTTATGAAGTAGAGGTTAAGATGTCTAAACAAGATTTCTTTAACGACTTCAAAAAGGATAAAAAACATAAAGTTCTTAAGGACGGCATTATTAAGGTAGGTGGTGTCATAAGCTATCCTCCAAACTATTTCTACTACGCCTGTCCGCCTAATATGATTGACGTAAATGAAGTTCCGTCTTATGCCGGGCTGATTTATGTCGATGTTAGTAAAAATAGGAAGAACGTCGTTAAGGTAGCACCTTTAATTCATAGACAGAAGTTTGATGTAGTGGGTAGGAAACTGGTGGATAAGTTTTACTACAATATGCTTACTTGGAAGAAAAGAGCTATTTCAAACGTGTATGCTGACCCGGCCAAGGAAAGAGAGAAAGGCGTGCGTGCCGGAGCTGAGGCTGTGAGGAAGTCGGCCTGGGATGCGTTCAGGGCGCAGTGCCCGCACATTGCTTTCCCCTATGGAAAAGAATTTCCGATGTGTGACGATCACGAACAAGATCATCCCATGAGAGACTGCATACTTCAGTGTGAAAAAGGTAGAATATTTAAAAACAGATTGAAATGAGCACCCCACGTGAATTAAGTAGGATAGCTAATAGGATAGCCGGTAAGATGACTGACGATGGATGGGTTAGTCCCGGTAGGAAGAATCTTGTCTCTGATAAGAAGGTTATGGAGTTAATAGATTTGATTTTTAATGAAATATGGAGGGAATTAGATGACGGGAAAAGAGTCCATATCAGGAAACAGATGATTTTCAAAAAGATTTTTGTCAGTAGGCAAAAAGATAAATACTACATACAATGCATAGAAAAAAGGGACGCCAAATAGACGCCCCTTTTCTTTTTCTGTAAGTAATTGTTATTTCATTACTTTCCTTACCAACCTAGAAACAGCTTGCGTGATAGTCCACTTGATGTTTGCATTAACGTTGATAGTCTGAGGAGTACCGTTTGCATCCAAGTTGATTACATTCTTGTCTATTTCCAAGAACGGATCACCTGCTGTCTGGGTAATAACCGTATTGGCTGTCTGACCACCGGAGGCCGTCACCTTAAGAGTATTTACCAGATCGTTTACATCAGCGTTCTCTGCAATATCGGAGAATACGATACTGAAAGCGAAAGATCCTGTTGCACCAGGGTCGTCGGCAATAACAGCGCCGTTGTTGGTAGCCTTGCCTGCCGCTTGATAACTGGCAGGTATTTCTAACGTCAGAGGATGAGTCTCGTCCGGAGTTAAAGAGAACGTTAATTTAGTTGAGTTACTTGTACCGTTGATTGTTACAGTACCACCTTCTTTCCCTACAGATGCAGTAGGATCTATTTTTACAAACTCAGCTGCCGGAGATTGGTTTATGGTAGCACTTTTCTTAACGCCCCCGGATTCGGCACCAAATTCTACTTGTTGCGTGCGCTGTACACGACCTTCGTATTTTTCACCTGATACGGTAACCGCCTGATCACCATCACCTGATCCCGGATTGAAGGTTACAAAACCTATTTTCATTTCTGCCATGACATAAATAATTTTGTAGTTAATTAATATCTTGACAAATATAAGTTTGTTACACGAAAATCATATTATTCATGTTTATAAATTAAAAGTTATCTTTATCCCAAAATAAGACAATCATGAGAAGAAGATTTTTTAACAAAATAGGGGGGGGCGGTCTCCCTACTGATAATTTTATAGTTTTTGATAAATCTGTATCAGATCCTGCTAATATAACAATAAGCGAAGACAGCGATTTTTTATATAGGTTGATTACCAGTGGCTTCTATAGAGTTCTTTGCAAGAGCGCTATGGGAGGAAGAGAGGTTTTTGTATGTAGGTTAAAAGATAGCGACAGTAACTTATATCTTGATGGCAGTCCGGCTGTTCTTACCGGACCAGAAGGTGATGTGATGGTCGTTTTCTTAGAATTTTGGTATAAATGGTATAAGGTGGATGATAATAGATTTCTTTATCATTTTGCTGATCATGATATTGACGGCACTTACATCCATGTCCCGGAATCTCTTGTTGGAGCATATAAAGGATATGTATCTTTGAATGGATTATATAGCTGGAGTGGTGTTAGTCCTACAACTTCAAAATCATTCAACGATTTTGAAGGTTATGCGAAAGCGCGTGGTACCGGGTTTCAGATGATAGATTTTCAACAACATTGCGTGATTGCTATGATGTTGTATGCTAAGTACAAAACACGTAATATTCAATCTGTATTAGGATTAGGTGGCGCAAATAATAATCCGGCTACAACAACGGGAAGCAGCAACGCAACCGGCGGTGCGGATACCAAAAACGAAAGTTCAAAGTACGTTTGCGGCTTAGGTTTGGAAGGGGTTTTTGGTGGTATCTATGAATGGGTTGAAGGTGTAGAAATCAACAACCGAGTTTGGAAAATCACCGACCCAGACGGATCGACTCGCAATGTGAACGCCGGAACTTCCAATGGCTGGATAACGAATATCGCAGCGGAAAACGGTCCGTTTTTCGATGTGGTGCCGACAAATGTTGGCGGTAACGATTCCATGCATTATTCAGATTACTATAGTCAGACATCGAGCAACTCCATTGTTTTGGCGCGCTCCTATAGCGGCTCGGATACGAGTAGTGGCGTGGCGTATGCGTATGCGTCTCGCAACGCGTTGAGCGCGAGTTCGTACTTCGGTTCGCGTCTTGCTTTCCGTGGAATCATATCCGAGGTGGCTCCAGAGCAGTTCAAAAAATTACCTGTATTATAATATCATATTTTAATTGTTTTTAAATTGTATTGTTTATATTATTGCGTATATTTGCGATACAATTTAAAAACATTATATCATGAAGATAAACTTTTTAAGCAGTAAAACCTATGTAGGTTCTAAGACAAAAGAAGCTAAAATCAGAAAGCTTTCTATTAGCAAAGATCGGATTATGACCATATCGGTGGACAATCTGAAATGGATGGGTATCGAAGATGCGGTTATTATTGGTATGGAAGAAGGAGCTGAGTTTAAAGGGGTGTTGGATTCTAATTTGTATATAGCTCCTTCTAAGGTAGAAGACGAGAGATCGTTTTTATTAAATAAACAAGGTGAGAAATATAGACGTATTTACCTCCGTGATGTACTGTCTTCGTTAGGTTGGGATATCGGTGATAATCAGTATGCGGTTTATGATATTGTGAAGGTTAAGGACGAAGATGGTGTGTTCTGCCTGGTTCCGAGAGAGATTAAGAAAAGTAAGTTTGAGAAAGGAGAATGATATGGTACAAGATATTGATATAAAATCCAAACGAATATTATTGTTTGATTTTGATGGAACGCTTATAGAAACCGCTTCTGGGAATACGTTCGCTACAGACTTGACAGATATGAGGATTAAGATGGATGTGGTGAATAAGGCTCTTGACCTCATGCAGGAGAACGGTGTTAAGGTATTTGCTATCGTAAGCAATCAAGGAGGAGTAGAAGCTGGGTTTGTTTCTGGAGCTGATATTGAAGCTAAGATAGAATACGTACTGAGGTCCGTACATGATCTGGCGGTAAAGAGAGGTATAAGAGGCGTCCTATATGAAAAAAGGTTGTGTTATTCAAATGACGAACAAAATCCGATGAGGAAGCCTAACACGGGTATGATTGATGATATTCTTATGAAGTGTAAAGACACGGTAATGCGCGGTATGAATTTCAGTCAACTTAAGGGATGTTCGTTGATGGTCGGGGACGCCAGTGGTCTGCCAGGGCAGTTCTCTGATTCGGATAAGGTATGTGCCTATAATTCCGGTATTAACTATATGGATATTACTACATTTTTGGATAAAGATCTTGATTTAGAATATGTATTGTCCAAAGAACATACAAGTGAAGGAATAGTTATTCTAAACAACGATCATATATATATCCTTGAAAATCCATATGGGGTTGGTCTTAATATAAAAATCACTTTAAAAGATTTTTATAAGATTGAAACCGATGATGGAAAAACTGCAACCGTAGATGATGTGCTGAATATAAGGATTGATAAAGATCAGAATTTTAATTCATATAGTGATGTTATAAAAATAGAAACATTAAAAGACGGTAGTATCAAATATACAAGCTTATATCATGAAAGTAAAGAAAACAGCGATAGTTTATCATAAATCGGATTTAGATGGCGTTGTATCGGCAGCCATCGCAACCATGTACGAAAACAGTAAAAACAAGGATGTTGTTTATATCCCGTATTCGTATGAAGATGATGTTAAGAAAGTTGTTGACCAAGTACGTGACTTAGATGTTGTTTATGTTCTTGACGTGTCTTTTGGAGCCGATTCTAAAACTGTTTTCAAAAAGTGGCTTGATGAAGGGAAGAGCCTGATGTGGATAGATCACCACAAGGGAATTATTGAGGACAGTAAGACATGGGGGTTCGTAGTTCCAGGGTTGAGGAGGGTCGGTGTCGGTGCGTGCGCACTGGCTTCGGACCTGCTGATGGGGAAGGTGCCGGCGATCGTCCGATGCCTGTCAGACTACGATGTGTGGAATAAAGAATCTGGCTTAGGCTGGGATACGGTAGTAGCTGTCCAGTATGCCTTGAGATCAAAAATAAGACTCAATGTATTGATTGCATTGTCGTATTTATATGATCACTTTAAAGAAAACATGAAAGACAATGAAATTGATCTTATTTTTTATGATCTTGCTAAAGAAGGACGTGCTATAATTAATTACATGGCTTGTAAAAACGAAGATGAGGTAAGTAGGTACTCGTTCGAAGCTTACGTCGACGAGGTTAAGGTTATGGCTATGAATACCGCTGAATTTAGCTCTAAGGTATTTGATTCTCTTACACCGGACTGGTTAGACGGTAGAAAAATTAAAGCCCTGATGCCATTTTGTATCATGCCATGTGGAAAAGTTAGGTTCTCTCTTTACGAATGCGTAGAAGACAGCGTAGATTGCTGTGAGGTAAGTAAGAGATTCGGTGGTGGAGGACATGCTGGTGCTGCTGGATTCGTTATAGACGTATCAAGTGACCAGTTTAAGGACTTCCTTGAAAGTAAAAAACTTTTATCGAAATGAAGCGTGAATTATATCAGTTCTATCCGGAAGTCTATCCTTTTAATCTGTGGATATACGTAGGAAAAGACGTATCTGGCATGGTAGAATGTTTCAATAACGATTTTAGTTACGTAGATAATAGCAAGGCTGTAACTGTATCCGTTCCATACGGAGGGTGTAAATTAAATCCTAATACGGGATTTTTGATATGGTTTCTTAATAAGAAAATAATTGATTTTGAAACAGTTTGCCATGAAGCATCCCATGTTTCTACTGAAGCTTTTAATTTCTTAGGAGAAGAAGTAAAAAACTCAGAACCATTCTCGTATCTCAATGGATGGATAGGGAGAAAGTGCGAGGAAGTAAAGATCGGAATAGCCGAAGATAAACTAATATGGGAAAGTAAATAATTACCGTCGTAAAATAAGTATGGGGAACTTTGGATAGGTTCCCCATATTTTTATGTGATGAGGGAGAGGAATGGTGAAATGTTTATGTGATGGGAGAGATATGAGAAAGAGGTTTATGTGATGGGAGAGAGGGGGTACCTATCACGAACCTCCCGCCCCCGAAACGCGTTTTCTCCCCCGCACCCCCTTCGCTGGAAAACCGGAAACGCGTTTTACCTCAAACCCACAAACTCTCTGATTATCAATCACTTATTTAAATTATTGATAATCAATGTGTTATTATAACCTATTGATTATAAGCCACTTAAATAAGAATATATCCTACATATTAATGTACGCGTGTAATACTGCTCTTGTGTTTTTTGTAACTTACTGATAATCAGATAATAGAATCGAAATTAATACAAGTTAACAAAAAAAATATAGCATATATATATGTAATATTGATAAATGTCGTATATTTGCGTCGTGATCGAGAGAGATTACGAGTTAACATAGTGAGCCTATATAGTGTACCCGTTGGGCTGGCTATATATGTATCTGTAATTGCCTGCGTTGTGGGTCATTAATTTGAATATCATTTGTTTAACAATTAAAATATATTGGGATATGATTACGAAAAAAAATGTAAACAAACTACAGAATGCCGTTATCAAAGAAAATGCTGCAAATTTGGTAGGTGCTGTTAAACTGTACAACGCTCTATTTGCTAATGGAGCTGATCTAAAGGCTATTTGCAAGGCCTTGGAAATACCGGCAGAATACGCTGTAAAGGTTGCATCTCTGGCCAAGGATAAAAAACGCCTGGTGGCTGTGTGTAGCCAAATGTTACCAAAAGTTGATGATACCTTTGTTAAGTTTTCCCTATACTCTAAAGTATATAAGGATAGCAAAGTAGATAAAGAGAAAGGAATTGAGGCAAAAACGGCTGATTGGTGTTCCGATAATGTAGTTTATGGCGGTGAGTATAAGCCTTTCGGATTTGCAACCGCGGAAACGTTGGAAACGAAAAGTAGTGCAAAATGGATCGTTAAAGAGACGGACGAATATAAAGCCACTTATGTGGCCGTTAAGATTAAGTCTTATTCTATCCGCACCGTTGCAAAGTGCGTATCTGAGTATTTAGCACACGAAAGTAATCAGCAGTGAAAAAACAAGGTTGGGCGCGTACCTTTAAACGCGTCTGTACGCCGTTGTTGGTGGGTGCACGTCCCGCGTATGCTTTAGACTGAAGCCGACAAAACAGAGAGTTATTTTACATATTGGGGATAGATATACCTTTGCCCTTGCCGTTGGCAATTAAAGGGTTGGTATTACTGCATGGACCATCCGAATAGGTATGGTTTATGTTAGGTATGTGAGTATAGTTTAGAAAGCATACCGTTGTACGAAGTTTGTCTCCGTTCGGGAACGTGTCTTACTGATCTACACGTTAAATAGGATCGGGCTGTAGATTAAATTACAGGGTACAAGCATGTAGCCTACCATGTAGGGACGTGCCGTATCAAAACGCAAGGACACTATGCCGTTATGTGTGGCGAAATAGTGTAGCAGACGGAAAATATAATAACAACATAGTACGGGCCCGTACACAAGAACTACGTACTAATTACGGGCTGTTGGTTGTAGCATAAAATTCGTACAGGGTAGGAATGCGTGTCCGGTTCGATTCCGGAGCAACCTCTAAATTACAAATAATATAATAGCATGGAAAAGAAAGCAATGATCAACGCTTTAATTGAAGCGTTCAATAAATCTAAAAACAGTTGCGTAAAAATAACATTGCGTAACTATATCGAGACGGTGGAAACACTTAATGAAAGTGAGTATAAAGAGGCGGAGGGTTTCTATATTGAAGCACTTAATAGATGGAGTTAATCATAATTAAAGCATAAAGAAAATGGAAGGGAAATTTAAATCTCATATGGTAGACGTCCGCGGTCTGTCCAGGAAAGAAGCTAAAGAAAAGCGGAAAAGAGCGTATCGTGAATTTATGCTGTATCGTGATCTTAAAGAAGCGTATCATGCCGATACAGGAAAGGACAAATGCAAACGTAAGGTTCATACGTCACGAACGTACGTTAAGGAAAATATAAACAGTATTTAAATATGAATAGGGTTGTTTCGAATATCGGAGCAGCCCTATTTTTGTATCCTACTCTTTCTATTTACGGGTAGAATATTCTGAGAGTGAACGGCGGATGTGAGCTATATTGGTCTAAAACGAAACTAAAATAGGAGTATTCGGATATAATGCCGGTATTTTGTCTATATCATGTCGTTAAAATTGGTCTAAAACGAAACTTTAGGCGGTTTTCTGACCCAAAATATGGTGTCGGATGCCGCCTTTTTCGTCTCTATGGATTGAAAATTGGGCTTATTGTATTTTTCTTAAAAATAAGGTATGCTTGATTATCAATTAGTTATGCTTTATAATACCCGTATTTTCGGACATACTTATTGTATTTTTTTTGTTTTATGTGGTGGTTTTTATTAGTAGCTGATCTTTATTTTCTGTCGGTTGGTATTCGTTCTATGTTGGAGTACGGATCGGATCAGTATAATATTGTGATGGTCTTTTGCTTTTCGTTTTTGGCTTTGATTATAGGTTTGAATATCTATCTGGATAGGAGGAGCAGACGGTAGGGCGTGGGCTGAAGACTTTCTATTCTCTCTATGGAATGATATTATCTCTAAACATCCCACACTTCATGCCAGAGTATAAGCTTGTAGCGCTCTCCGTATGCCGGTAGTGAGGCTGAGAGCGCAGGTTCTATGCGGAAAGCCGGAGAGTTAGCCGGGGTTGGAGAGGGGGGGGAGAGGGAGGGCACTCTCTTCCAACAAAATTAAGACTTACAGCGTTTTAAAACAGCATTTTGTAGTTTCTACCAACAAAATTCAACAAATCAACGTTTTAAAACAGCATAATGTAGGATTTTCCAACAAAATTAAGACTTACAGCGTTTTTAAAACAGTATTCTGTAGGTAAGAGTTAAGGACTGCATTATGTGAGTATTTTTTTTCAATCGGAATGTATAACAATTAAAACATAAACAACATGAACGTATATGACTTTGCGCCTGACTTAGATTTGAGTAAGGAGGGAGAAGGTTCTATTTTTGGGGTGAAAGGAATAGAAGGCAGTGATGGTATAGTATATGCTAAGGTAGTTAGCTGTGTAGAAATTAGGGATTACAGTTGTGAGAGGTGTATTTTTTATGATTGTCATAAGGATAATTGTTATAAGGATAAATGTTTATTATCGGGTAGTGATAGTTGTGTAGATGGAGATTGGCTTTGTAGGTACGAACAGGCTGCCATAGAGGGGGAGTAGGCGGCGCCTTGGACTAAGGCCTGCGGTCGTAGGTGGAACGTAGGTCGGAGCCGGAATAGTTTATCGTGGAACGTAAAAAGAAAAATAAAGTGGAACAAACAATACATTACATTTGGATAGAATGGGTATCTTCTACAGGTTCGAAAAGTAGTAGGCTAATAGGTAACAGGTCTATGCCGGTATCAGATGCCAAAGGGATGATATTAAGATTGAGTGCCAAAGAAATGCTTAAATACAGACCAAGTTGGTTAAAGGACTGCGTTTGTATTAGCGTAAGCGCACAAAACATCAAGACTGGAAAGGTATTATATAGAAGAACTATAAACATAAAGAAGAAGGAGATAGCGATATGAAAAAGGCATTTAAGATATTTTCTATTATGTTTGTCATAGAAATAGTGCTGATAGCTATTTTAGATGCTATGGCGTAAGTGAGAAAAATTTCTTCATTAATTTTCTTATGCTTTAGACAAAGTGCTCCCATCTGCGAAGATCGGAGCACTTGCTTTATGGGATTCATGGTGCGGTAGGCTGGTTCGATTCCGGCGATCTCACACAACATTAAAATAGGGAAGAACATGTTAAAAGAAGAATTTGAAGAACTGATTAAAAGGGAGGTAAACGAAAATCAGTATAAAAACATAGAAACGGCATACGAGGCTTTGCCGGAGTATATGGATAAGATGTATTTAGCAAGTGCTATTTCAAATGATATTGGGAAAGCTATTAATGTCTTATCGTTTTTAGGATCGCATATAAGCGAGTTAATGGGTTCGATAATAATCGAAAGGCAAAAGGTGGAATCATGTGCCTATGATTTAATAAACAAATCGCATGAGGAGGATGACTTGAAAGCAAGAGAGATTGCCGTGCGATTAATAGGAGAGAGGGAAACAGTGGCATACACAGTAAAAGAAGGGCTGCCATTGTGGGAACAAGATAAAAAGTTTATAATAGAATTAATAAAGGAGGATAGAAAATGAAAGACGGTATTGTATTGCATCCAGAGCATGGGTTGAATCCATCCATAGAACTATGCATAGTATGCGGTGAAGAGATGGGGATTGCTTTATTAGGGAATAACATCAAAGGGCAGGCGCCGCATCATATATGCACGGGAGAAATATGTGACAATTGCAAAAAGATAATAGATGACGGAGGTTGTTTTATTATCGAAGTTGAGGATGGATCAGATCAAAAGAATCCGTATCGTACAGGGAGATATTGCGCGATAAAGAAAGAAGCAGCAAAGAAAATACTTGGACAGGAACATAGTGTTGTGTACATGGAAAAGTCTGCATACAGTCAAATAATACCATAAAAATAAAGAAAGATATGTTTACAAAAGAAGAGCGATTATTCATTTGGAAAAAGGTATATGAGATGATTGATAGGCAAGAGGATGGGGAATACATATGTGTTGCGT